TTTGATTTCGCCAGCAGTCATATCGATTAATCCGTTTTCAAAACCTGGGATTAATTGTCCTTGACCTAAAGTTACTGTAAGAGGTTCTCTACCCTCAACTAAAGATGTGTCGAATACTGAACCATCTTCTAATTTACCTGTGTAATGAACAGATACATTATCACCGTTTTTAATTTTTTCCATATTCAAGTATAATTAACCTTTTTAATAAAAACAACTTTTTTTATTTTTTTTAGTATTTATATATTAGTATGAAAAGAATTAATTTAACTGAAAATGATATTTTTAACATTGTTAATAAAGTTATCTCTGAACAAGTTAGTAAAACCCCACCTAAACCATTAAGTCCTGATGACTTAAAAAAAAGGTTTTTATATGGTGATAATAAAGCTAAAGTCAAAGTACCAGCTATAAAAGGTATGACTTTTAATATTAATGACAAAAGGGGTTTAAGAAAAGAAATGATACAATTTGTTGTTGAAGATGTTGAATTTAAAGATACTAACTCTAAAAATGGAACAACAGCTCTTATTAAAGGATATATTAAAGAAGAAGGTGGGAGTAAACAACAACTAACCGTTTTTGAATACGTTTGTGGTCGTTTTGGTGATTTTGTTCTTAAAGAATATAAAGGACTTGACGAGAATGATGTTAAAAAACAAAAAACTCCAAAACCACAACAAGATGATTCGGAAAGTAGTTTTAAAAATAATGTAAAACAAGGTATTGGAAATTTAAAACAAAGCCAAGGGATTCAAAATATTAAACAAGGAGTTCAAGATGTCGCTCAAGATGTAAAACAAGGTGTTCAAAATATTGCTCAAGATGTACAAGGAAAAGTTAGACAAGGATTACAAGATGTTAAAAATAAATTAAAACGATGAAAGATAAATTTAAAATATTATCTGAAGAGACAAATAGGATTTTGGAATTAAATTCAAAACTTAACAAAAGGATTTCTTTGAACGAGTCGACTCCTAGAGATTTAACTGTAACTGTGAAAGATGAAAACGGAAAACCAATATATAGTGCAGCAGTTGTAAATCCAGATACTTCTACAGGTGAATATACTGATGCAAATGGTAAAGCTATATTAAAAAACTTTAGTGGTACAAAAATAAAAGTTAACTTTGTAGGATATGTTGAGTCAATAGTAGATATTCAAGATTCTCAAAACTCAGTTGATGTAGTTTTAAAACCAAATGAAAATCTAATTGGTGCTGACGAAGAAGGATATGTAGCAAAAAAAAATGTAACAATAAAAGTTGTTGATTTAAAAACAAAAACTCCTATAAAAGATATTAAAGTTTTTATCACAACTAAAAAAAATGAAAAAAAAGAAAAATCTACAGATGAAAACGGATATTTTACATTTAATTATGGTACTGATTTAACTACAGTAACTCTAAATAATGGATATACGCAACAAAATTTTAGTTTAGCACTAAAAGAAAATGAAAAACAAATATCTTCAGATAAAGGAGTATTTAAAACTATTAAATTTAATAATTATATTCCAGTTAAATTACAACTAAAAGATTCTGAAAATGGTAACCCAATAGATGTAACTGAGGATTTGTTAAATGACGTTAAAGTTATTGTAGACGATGACACAGCAACAAATAAAAGATTAGATGTGGATAAAGATGAACCAAACGAAGATGGTTTGATTGTAATAGACTTCCCCCAAACATCATTTTCTGATTCGACAAAACTCATTATAAAATTACCAGGTTATTTGAAAAAATCTTTAGAATTAACTTCAAAACCTACAAATACAATTGTTGTTACATTAACTGCGGAAGTTGAGGACCCTGAAAGAATAAAGTTACCTAAAGGTATTAGATTAGGAGATGTATATGAGTCGAAAACATTATATGACGTAATGAGAAAATATTTGGGTCTTTGTGGAGAAAAATATCAAGAATATTAAAAAATAATGCATATTTATAATAAAACAAAAAAATGAAAAAAGTAATAAGATTATCAGAATCAGAATTAACTAGGTTAATTAAAACTGTAGTTAAAGAATCAAAGAGAAAAAAAGTAAACGAAGATGTTGCAAACTACTTTAACCCTGAAGCTATGAAAACAGGTAGTGCTATCGTAACAATGGTTGGGACAACTATTGGTCTTTTAGGTATCGCAGGATGGGATTATCTTAAAGACCTTTATCGTCAATTAAGAAATACTGAAGGTAAAGAACAAGAAGCTATGGAACTTAAGTCTATCATACAAGATTATGAAAGTAATCAAATGAACATGGGCTCAGAAGAGGGAATGGATTCAGGTGATGATGATATGGATACAGATGAAAGGATAATGGGGTCTAAACCTGATGTTAATATGGACGACGAGGAACCAAGAGACCCGATGTCTGAGAGTATCAGAAGACACATTAGAAGACGTTAATTTTTTAAAAAAAATAATGAAAAACTCCCAATCGGGAGTTTTTTTGTTTATATTTGTAGAACAATTAACACTAACACCACTATGAAAAACTTAAAACTAAAATTGACTTCAGCAATGTTCGCTCTTGTATTATCAGTTGTATTAATGGTAAACTCACCATCATTACCTATATTTGTTTTAAGTGTTGGTCTTATCTTATTACAGACAGTCTTGTGGGGTAAGTTGATGAAAGAGATTAAAGAATAAAAAAATCCCCTCTAATGAGGGGATTTTTAGTTTATGTTAATTTACAAAATACTTATTAAAAAGTATTTATCAGTATGAGGAATTTGTTGACTGAAGTTAGTAAGATGAAAAACATGATGGGGTTAAAACCAAATATTAATGAGCAAAGTTTGTTAGATACATGGTCTTCTATGGCCCCACCAAAAGACCAAATGAAACCAAATTCAGGAGATGTTATTGATGGGGTTAAAAAAATGATGTCTAAAACTATCACACCAAAAAATGATTTGACTAAAGATGATTTAATTGTTGCGGCAACTATATGGGGAGAAGCGAGAGGAGAAGGAACTGAAGGAATGAAAGCGGTCGCAAACGTTATTAGAAATAGAGATAATAGTTTAAACAAATCACCAAAGGATGTTGTATTACAAAAAAAACAATTTTCAATATGGAATGATACAACTACTGATAATTTTTTAAATAAGATAAACAAATCTACTTTAAAAAATCCTAAAGATGGCTCGGCTTGGGAAACTGCTCAAAATCTTGTTAAAAATTATGTTAAAATTAAAGGACCTGATAATACAAAAGGTGCTCAATTTTATCATACAATATCAATTAAACCAAGTTGGAATTACTCAAAATTAAAATACACCACAACAATTGGAAATCATAAATTTTACAAACCAATTGCTTGATATATTTATAGAATATGAAAAAGTTTATTATCACAGAAAACCAATTAGAATTTATCGTTAAAAGATACCTTAACGAAGATGCGAGATATGTAATGTCTTTTGACGAGTTTATGAAACATAAAAACAAGGACCAACAATATAAGTGTGGTTTTGAAAACTTATGTTTTATTATCAAAGATGGTAATCACCAAATAGATTTGGGTGAAAAATTCCATGAAAAACACAAAATTCCTAATGGAGTTGGTGGAACAGTTTACCACGATGGTAACAATGTTTATTTCTGTCCTGACTTTGGTGATGACAGACCACAAAGAACTATTCAGGTTTATTAAAAATCAAATTGGTGTTTAAATTCGTAACCTGTTGAAGATTCTTCAACATTCATACGAAAATCTAATTCTATAATTTGGTTCTCATTATCAATTATAAACGTTCCCTCAGAACCTTCATTTATTTCCCACCCACCATGATTTTGTTCCAAAATTTTGTATAACTTATCTTCCCAAACTGCGGATAAATCATGTTTGTCGTTACCATCATTGTAATATCCAACATCGTCAATATAACCTGAATCACCACCACCGTTAAAATCAACTGTAATTTTAAGTTTACTTTCTTCTTTCCACTGAACCATATCTTCAAGTAATTCTTTTTCGTCAATTTCAAACTCATGGTTATATGATTCATAACCCATAGTTTGAATATCTTCCTCAATTGTAAAAGTTTTATCTTTTGTTGAATACTGACATGATACCGTAGCTCTATACTCATCATTACCTTCTAAAGAATCTAAAACTTTATCTTTCATAGTGTCAAAAAAATTATCTAAAGAATCTATCATTTTATTAGGTAAAAAATCATTAACACTACCTTTTTCACTCCAAGGAGCAAAGTGGTAATCAACATTTCCATCGTAATCAACATAAAAGTCATTACTGATACGAGTAACACCATTACTTAATAAGATATAATGTAAAAGTTTAAATTTTTTTATAATTTCCGGGTTGTTAAATAATTCTTCCATAACAATAAATATCAATCATTAATTTCTAACTTCATGGTTTTAATCATCCATAAAGGTCTTTGTTTATTTTCTAATGCTAACACCCATTCTTTTCCAGACGGAATATATCCGTTACAATCTTCCATTACATGTTGTTCACCAACATAACGGGTGTATACAGTTTTTCCATCACTATTTTTGAATTCCGAACCAAACTTTTGTTCCATTTCAAAAATGCCCTCTGAATGATGGCGAAAAATTCTGTGTGATGAATGACCATACCATGATTTTGTATTATCAAACCATTCATGAATTTTAATATAATCTTCCCATTTTCCTCCGAATTTTTTTGCTGAGGATTTAGCGTGTACGATTGGATGTGGCATAATTTAGTGTTCTATAGATGTTGTTAATATATAATCCTCAGGAAGTGAAAGACTTTTGATAGTATGTAGGATAAGAATTTCCAGGCCTTCCGGAAAAAGTTCGATAGCGTATTCATAATTTGATGGGTATAATTTTACTGATAAAATGTTTTTTTTCTGACTAATTGAATGAGAAAATTCCGTAACTTTGATTTCGGAATTTTCACCAAACCATTGGTCGATGTCTTGTTTGTTTGTTTTATTTAAGACTTTTTCAAAAAAACTCTTTTTCATAATTATATATACAAAAGAAATATAAGATATTTATTGTTAAGATGAAAGTAAATTTATATGATAAATCTAGTGGACTTGGTTCTGAACAGATAAATGTTATTCAGGACTTCTTGAGATTTTGCCAAAAAAACTCTCCACTTAAGAAAGACATTGATATTCATCTTCTCGGTGAGCGTTTTGGCGGAATGTTTACCGGTGGTGAAATTCCTGGTAAAATTAAAGTCCTTGCAGTTGGAAGAATGTTAATTGACATTTTAAGGACTGTTGCTCACGATTGGGTTCACGAATTTGCTCGTCAAAGAAATATCAAGTTGCAAGGTTTTAATACCACATCTCAAGAAAACTTTGAAAACTCTGAAGCAGGAATTATGACACGTATGTATGAAAAAAGTAATCCGCAATTAACTGCGTTGTTGTATAATTAAGAAAGATTATGTATATTTGTCCTATGGATAGGGACTTTCAATGGATACGTAAGGTTATTGGTTCAATAACTCATTTTGGACAAATTCAATCTGCAGAAAATCTGATTGATTTATATGTTAAAAAGTATCAAGATTCTGAAGAATTAATAAAATATTCTTTGGACTTTGATTGTAGTATTGTTTTTTTAAATAAAAGTTTAATCAGTAAGAAAGCAATTTTTGAATTATGAAAGAAAAAATAAGTGATTTTATTTGGGAATATTTTAGAAATCCCGTTAGAAACTTTTCTACCTCTGTTGGTAATCTAATCAAGTGGTTTCCTGTGATTTGGAAAGACAGAGATTGGGATGACCATTATATTTTTGAGGTATTCAAGTTCAAGTTAGAGAAACAGGCTAAGTACATTAAAGAAAAAGGATTTCACACTAATTCAGACCTTGATGCTAAACGAATGATGTTGTGTGTCAAACTGATGGAAAAAGTTCAGGAAGAGTTTTATACAATGGAATATATGGACTATGAGGATAAAGATTTTTTCTTTGTTCCGACAGGTGATGATATTGAAGATGTATTGGGTGGTTATTATATGGAGACACGTTTAAAAAAAGAAAACTTAAATGACTTTTTCAAAAAATATCCATTGGTGTATAAGAAAATTGTTACCGATAAAAAATATCATATTTTTAAAATAGATAACGAGGACTTAACTTCATACGAGGTTAAATCAAGAATCGCTTTGAATATCGGAAGATACAATCACGAAAGAGCAAGAAAATTACTTTTCAAAACCTTGAGTGAAAATATTGAACGTTGGTGGAATTAACCGTTAATTTCTTCTTCAGTTGTCTCAGTAACTTCTTCTACCTTAGGTTCTTCTGTATTATCTTTAGATTTTCTATAACCTAAAAGACCTGCTCCGATTCCAACAAGGACTACTGATTGTGTTATAACGTCAATATCGTTGTTTAAAAACATTTTATCAACACAACCAACAAGGAATGTCAAACCTCCGATAAAAACGATGTAAAGACCCGCCGTTCCACTTCCTGATGTCTTTCCTGAGCTATTGGAAGTCATCTCTGAGAATGAAAACTGTTTAATGTTTCCGATTTGTTTTTTAATGTATTCTTTCATAATTATCTACCCTGTCCGTTATAAGGCTTAGTGTAATTTTTACTTCGTTTATTTGATGTAAATTTCTTTGATGATTTACCTGATTTTTTAACTCCGAAGGATAACTTCGTTGAACCTGTTGCTTTAGCTGCCATTATTTCATTTATTTAGCAATAAGTATATACGTTTTTTAAAATGACATATATTTATTAATAAAAATTATATTATGAAAAGACTTTTTGAAATTTCTTCTCAAGAAAAACAAAGAATATTGGAAATGCATGAAAGTGCTACCAAAAGAAATTATTTGAGTGAACAAAATCCTCAACCTGCGGCATCTAATATAAAAAGAACTTTTGTTTTAGATATTGAACCGAATGAATTTGGGTTGGATAAAAAAACCGCCAACACTTTCTTAACATTTGCCAGAGCTAGTTCACAATTTGTATTTAACAATGTGTATTATGCGTTAAGAAGAAGAGGAGAACTCCCTACGCAGCCTATGAATTGGAATGAAAGAAATTTATCTTGGTTAGCTTATGGGTTTAATATATCAATGGGTTATCCGTTTTTTTCTGAATATTCACCAACTAATCATGTATATGTTAGTAACTTTACTGAAACAGGTACTCAACCGAATATTACTAGTAAATGTAATATAAAATACCTTAATCCTAAAAAAACATTTAACTCTACAAATGCTGAAGTCGTAGTCCGAGGTGGTGCATTAGATTCGTTATATATTAACTCGTATAGTTTAGACGGAATGGTTGGTGGTCAATCAACTTCTCAAAAAATAGACACTGTTAAAATGACTGAATTACTTGATAAATTAATAACTCAAGAATCTTATAACGCAGCTTTTAAAAAATTATGGTCACCTAAATTAACTCCAAATAGTATAGTTTCAAATGACCAAATTAAAACTATTCAAAGTAGTTGGTTTTACGGATGGTTAAAAAGTAAATATGGTTCATCTCAACCAACAGGAGCACAACCAACAGGAGCAACACCAACAGGAGCGACACCAGCTAGATAATTACATACTAAATAAATAGATATAAAAAAAGGAGAGTTAAACTCTCCTTTTTTTATTTGTAGGTTACAATGTAATCGGTACCAAGTCTATTGATATCTTCATGAACATAATCCCATTTTCCATCGTGTGTTTGTAGTAAAACTATTGTGGAGAAAGTATCATTAGTTGATACCGTTTCAATAATTCTAACCATTGAATATTTTAAATCTTTAATCTGTACATCCGCAAACCCAACAGATTGTGTTCCCAATAGAATTAAGAAATTAATCATAAATTCATCTGAGTCAGTTAAAAACTGAGTTCCGCCCATTAAAAATGATAAACTTATTTTAGGTGTTGATAAATCAGGGACGTAAACAAATTCTCCATTGTTGAAAAAACTATTGAATTCATTAATACTAATTTCAGTGCAACCATGTAAAATTAATGATTTTTGAGTTCTTTCCGTCATTGGTAAGTATGGGATACCCAATGAGTCTAACACATAACTTGATGTTACATTTGGTGGAAAGTAGTATTCAATTTGTCCATTAACAACTAAACTTGTTAGAACAATTACTAAAGAAAGAAATAAGTTTTTCATAGGACTTGATTATTTAATTATTAATACAAATATATACAAAATATTCCTCTACACAAATATATTTATAAATAAAATGTTTTTTTATGAAAAAAATAGTTAAACTAACTGAATCAGATATTGTTAGATTAGTTAAGAAATTACTTAACGAGGATAAGAAAATCTTGAATGAGGATGAAAAAATTGCTAATTGGGTACCCGTTGGTTTAGTAAACCCTGAGACTCAGGGTTTAATAAGTATTGACGGTGTTGTATGGAAAGCAAAATTACGTAATCAAAACGGACTTAATGAATATTTGGTTATTAAAGGTTTATGGAGCTCCAACGGAGAAATCTGTATTGGTAATGATGATTGGGGTAAAAGTATCCCTTATCAATCATCATGGTGCCTTAATTATAATGACCAACAGGAATTTGCGGGTAAATGGTATGCGACCAAGGTAAATAATGATTCAAAGTTTACGGTAAAAGATGGTAAACTTGAGTTTATTAGAGAATATTAAATAAAATATTATAAATAAAATGAACTTTGTTCATAAACTTTAAACCCACGTTAATGGATAATGACAAAAATGAAACGAATTCTAAAGGAAAATGTTGCCACCTATTGCCTTATGCTCGCAATGTTTTTCAACCCACTAGGATTCGACATAATGTTCAAAGCAATTTTAGATTACACAAGTTCTTATTGGATTACCACAGGAATTTTTTACTGTATTTCAGCATTGTTCTTTGGGTTGTATTTCTTATTACGAAGTAAAAAATGAATATCAAAAAACTTATCAAAAAAGTTCTTACAGAATCGGTGGAAAAACCACTTATTTCAGAACACCTTAATTATCACATGACAAATGAAGTTCCATTGAATGATAATATCTTCAGATTTGGTTCTGAAGAATTCTTTAATGTTATTCAAGAAGCTCGTGAGTTATATTACGAAGGAATGGTTGAATTAAACGAAGATGATGTTGAACTTATTGAATCTGATTTTGGGACACAGGTTAGATTATCAAGTGGTAGAGTTATTTACTTGGATACCCCAATGGAAGAAGAATTTATTTCTGAGGCGGAACATAATGGTAAGAAAGTTGAACTTGGTAAACCAAGAAGAAATAGTGGTGGTGGAAAGAAATATGTTGTTTATGTTAAAAACCCATCAACAGGTAAAGTTAAGAAAATTTCATTTGGTGATGTTAAAGGTGGATTAACTGCTAAGGTATCTAATCCTAAAGCTCGTAAATCATTTGCCGCAAGACATCAGTGTTCTAAAAAGAAAGATAGATTAACTGCGGGGTACTGGGCATGTAGACTCAATCGCTTTGGTTACCTATGGGGCGGTAAAACTTATCCAGGATTTTGGTAATATGAAACCGTATAAAGATAGAAAACTAACAGAAACTTCAAAGATTAGAGTTTTTAAATCCAATGTTGATAGTGGTGAACTACAATGGCATCGTGATAGAGAAGATAGATTGATTGAAGTGGTACAAGGTGATGGATGGAAATTTCAAATGGATAATCAACTACCTATAGAGTTAACTGAAGGACAAGTATTATTAATCCCTGAAGGAACTTATCACAGAATATTCAGAGGAAAAACTGATTTGGAACTAAAGATTGATTTTATTTAGTAATCCTATCAACGATTAAATCCATAAGTCGTTTTAAGAAATTACCTGAAATTGTTATTAATCCAAATGCCGATAATGATTTAACCAACATTTCAGTATCTTTCATATCCCATATACCTTCAGAGACAGCGTCATATATCATTGGTATAATTGGAACCAAGAATGCATAACTTAACATATTTGTCACACTGAACGCAGATAAATTCAAACTCTTTAAAAAACCTGCCAAAACAGTTTTAAGTTGATTTGCTTTGATTGCTCCCAATTTAAATGGTTCTTCAAGTCCGTCTTCTTTAATCTTTTTAATAATTGATTTGGTAAAATTTCTTTCTTGAAAGAATATTACTGACGCAATACCGGCAGCAATCAATGATGAATCTTTTTCTGTTAACTCTGGTACTTGTCCATTTAACCATTGCATAATTGGGCCCATGAACCCTCCGATTGATGCTCCCCATGTGAGCATCATCTTTAAGTTTATTGAAACGTAAGTTTTTGTGTCTTCAACAATCTTTTTTGTTAGTTCCACACCATCTTCTTGAACTTCTTTTATCCTATCATTTATTGATTCAAGGATAATTTGCTTTTGAGATTCTTTAATTATATATTTCATTATATTTATAAATATATGAGTAAGAAATTAAATCCTGAACTTAAACCTGATGATAGAATTGTTGTCATTGAACTATTAGGTGAACCTCAATTATCTTTTGGTGATAGAGGAACTGTTAAAGGAATTCAAAAAGGACCTGGATTTGTTCAATATGTTGTTAAATGGGACAATGGGTCAAGTCTTTATTTATTGGATGAAGATAAATGGATGTATGAATCTGAGTTTGATGAAATGAGAGAAAGAAAAATGAAAAAAAATATTCAGGAAAATAAATCAACTGATTTAACACTACATGCGATGTTAGTAAAACATTTCAACATGTTGTATTTGAAAAAATATCTAAATAAATTAAGAGAGTCTAGTGTTGTTAATATTTTTGCATCCGCACCATATCTTTACATGGGTAAAGAAAGATTAGCTCACGAACACAAGTATAATGATACTAACGAAGCGTTTGATGAATTAGTTGATATGGCCGATAAGGCTCAAGGTGAAATGGTAAACGGAGTAATCAGTATAATTGAAGACGAAAATAAAGAAGTAAGCGTAGAAAGAATTAATTCTTATTTAAAAAGATACGCTCCAAAAATTATTTCATTTTACGCAAATTACTTTTAAAGTAAAAACAAAGGATTTCTTTCACCGAAGTGTCCACCAACAATATTGTAGTAATAATATTCTAAAGCATCTTCATAAGACATATCTTTTTGTAATGACTCAAGTATTTTATCACGTGAATAAAGTATTCTCACACCATTACCAAACTCTTCAACAACTCCTGTAATACAATCATCAAATCCGTCTAATAGAATTGCACCTTCAGCTAATTCTTCAACTTCTTCTTTTGTCATTTGTTTTTGTATTCTTCTAATGTGATTCCTTCGGTGTCTTTATCACTAATCTTAACTTTAAAGTTAAATCCTCTCATGTATTTGGTGATAATGTCTTTTACTTCTTCTACGGTATCCCATTGAATACATCCTTCGTGTTCTTTTGAATATTCATTATCCACCAGGTAGTTAACAATTGTTCCACTTTGAAGTGTTAAAAATCCGTGAGCGTATCCTTTTGGGACATATACCGATTCACCTGATGTTAAGACGAATGTTTCTAATTTACCGAAGTCTTCACTGTCTTTATCTAAGTTGATAACAAAATCAATTACTTTTCCTTGAATAATGGAAACTAATTTGGATTGAGCCATTGGGTCATCTTGATAATGTAATCCACGAAATACAAATATATCGTCGTTTATGCTAATGTTTGATTGAACCCACTTGTCAGAAAGTTTAATTGGTGTAAAAGACCCACGATGGTCTTTAAAAACTGGTTGTAATAGTTGATAAGGTTTTTCCATGTGTAAAGTATAATAAATTAATATTATTCAATCAACCATATATTTATCTAGAAAACAATTATTATGAAACCATATTTTTTAGGTATTTCAGAGGAAGAAAAAAATTCAATTAAAGATAAACACAGAAAACCATATGATGGTTATGTCACTCGTGGATTTGACACACCAAAAGAACAAATACTTAATGTTGAGGATTTGGCTCAAGATAAAGGTGGTATTACCGTTAATAATAAAGGTGATGTTACCGAATATAAAAACACCAACATTAATCAAAAAATGAGAAAAGTTTGTGAACAATGTAGTGGATTATATGAAGGTGAAATGTGTGAACAGTGTTCATCTATGAGCGAAGGAGAGCAATGCGAACAGTGTGGTGGAGAAATGAAAGAGGGGGAACAATGTGAACAGTGTTCAAGTAAAAAATATACTATGGAAGAAATTGAAGAAGGTATTAAAATTAAATCAAAAGCTTCGTTAGTACAAGAACAAATCAATGAATCACTTAAGTGGTTTAAGAAAATTCTTTAAGGAAATGAAAATCAAAGAAATTGTTGATTACTATTATAATCCAAAATCTGAAATTATACAAGTTAGTTTTAGATTAAAAGAAGATGGTGAGGACGAGATAAGAGAACATGAATTTGAACTGGACTTTGTTGAGAAGTCCGGTTTTTTCATTTTGGAAAACTATAATTACGAATCAAGTGATTTTCCTATTATATACGAAGAAGATACTGACGAATTAATTATTGATGAAGAAGCGTTAGACGAAAGGGAATACGAAGTTGATAAAATTGAGTTAAAGGATTTTATGGATGAGTATTATAAATTAAATCCAAATAAAATTCCACCTTCCTTTTTATTCTAATATGTCATAGTCATAGTAAATGTTAATTCCATTTTATTATTGTTGGAATCTCTAAATCTACCTGTTTTAGAACGAATAATTAAATCTTCAAAACCATCTTGTACAATATCAAATGAGTATTGTATTCCATTAATCATTACCCAAAAAAATCCATTTCCTTGGTATTCAAAGTTAGTACAGGTATATGGGGATTTATCTTCAAAATAGTAATCACCCCACTGGTTCTCAACAATATTAAATCCCATATGTGTATTATTAAAACCTAATTTGGTAAAACCAACGGCAATTGTATCCATTGGAAAATTAGTATCGTTTAGAAATAGTGTATCACCAGGATATAATACATCTGTGTAAGAATCGGTTGAAACTGTGATAACATCAATTACATAGTTACCTGATAATGATGGGTAAGTAGGTTGTTCATATCTCTCACAAGATAAAAATGTTACTGATAATAATAGTAAATAAAGTAATTGTTTCATATATACAAATATAACTACACTTTTTTATCTAACCAAAGATATTTATAAAAAAATGACACAGGACGTTGACTATATAATTGATTTGCTTAAAAATCTGACTACCGATGGTAAAAAAGGTAAGAAAGATGAATTAGGTGAACAGGATGCTGCTAGCGGAGGTGGAGGAGGTGGTGGAAACACAAATAAAAGGGGGTCCAATTGGAATGAGCTTTATGTGACAACAAGAGGTAAAGCAAATCCTTTGGGTAAATCCGGCGAAAAATGGGATACAGGTATAAAACGTGGTTCCGCAAATCAAATTTGGTGAAAATGGATAAAGAACAAAAAGAATTATTAAATAAAATACTTCTTAATATGAAGTATAACAGTAGACAAACTTTGTCTGAAAATTATCACAATATCTACGAACAACAAATCGGATATGATTCTTACTTAGATAGAGAAGCTAACAAAGAAGATACAACAGACCGTAGTGGAGAATACCCAAATTATTGCTCATCACCTGATAAGGCAATTATGCCGCCTGATAATCCAGAAGGTGCTTCAGGTAAAGACGCATTGATTGATGGATTTTGTTATTATCGAGTTACACAAAATGGTGCATATTTTTTACCTCAAGACGCAAAACTTTATTTTTGGGACGAATCAGCAATTTATGAAGAGGTTGATGATTGGATTAATCGATATCCAAAACAAGACCCTGAGGTCACATATGAATGGATGTCAAGAATCGCATCTCAAGGAGCTGTGAGTGGATTTGACTGGGGTGGAAAGTACTACCATACAATGATAATATGGACAAGAGATGGGGTAAATCCTGATTATGATGCAAAATACGGAGCGACAAATTGGAAGTGGAATGGGTTTGCTTCTGGAAAAGAACGTCCGTATACATTCTACGAATCTCCAAAATGGGAGGATAGAAGAGGCGATTGGGATAGATTTACTGATGAGTGGGGAACTATGATTACTTTGGCGATTAGTACGGCAACAATCATTGCAAGTATGTTTTTACCAATAGGTCCATTATTAATTACTGCGGAATTATTAGTTGAAGTTGGTTTAGGTATTTGGATAGGTCAAAGAGAATATGAGAAAGGTAATAACGTAAGTGCAGTTTTTTCAGTTTTATTTGGATTACTACCTGCGTTAAAATATAGTAAGTATTTCAGAGGTGTTAATCCAAAATCATTCTCAACATTATCAAGAAAAATTGCAAATGAAGGTTTAACTTCACAATCAACACCTCAAAAATGGGCAAGATTTTACACTACATTAGATGAGGGTGAACAACTTGTATTTTCTCAAGCTCTGAAAATGGATGACGTTACAAAAGGTCTAATGATGAAAGAACTGAAAGAATTTTTAAGTAATCAAGAGTTTAAAAATATGTCTAAACATATGAGTTTATTAGCTAAAGCCGACCCATCGGTTCTTAAAGATATTCCATTTCTAAAAAGATTATGGGTAAGAGAATTGGGTACAGGTTTAGCAACTGTAGGGGCTAGTTTTTTAACTGATGGTCTGTTAGGTGATTATTTGAATGATAAACAAAAACAAGATTTTAAATGGGTTTACGCTCATATACCTGAATCATTACAAAAAGAAATGGTAATGAATATGTTATTTAATATCGAAAAATCTCCTGAGATTATGGATAACATTGCAAATGACCCAAAAATAATTGAGCTTAGGTCAAAAATTAGTCAAAGTGTTAATATTGATGTTAAACAATTAGCAAAAAAGGCTGATGAGTATTTTGCCCGAGAGTTAAAAGATAGTGTTAATAATGCTGGTGGGCAATATATAGAAATAGAAGGAGACGATACAAAAACTATTGACCCAAAACAGGAAAATTTAAATAAACTCCAAATTAAAAAAATGGAAAAAGAAGGTTGGGTTAAAGAAACGGATTTAAATATTATGGATTGGCCTGACAATTTAGATTCGACAAACGTAAAAAATATAAACGGAATAACATATATAAAAAAATGAAAACATTAAATGAAAGAAAATTAATTCGAGAAGAAATTAATAGAATTAATGAAATACTTGGAAATAAAAAAATTATATTAGAACAAGCACAATTTTTTAGAAAAGTTGGTGATGATGTAGTAGACTTATTTAATGATTTTGTCGGTAAAGCTTCGAAATTAAAAAACGAAGAGATTTGGTCTATTGGAGGTCAAAGAATTGGAAAAGAAATGTTCGAAACATTTGAACTTTTAGTTAGTGACCCCCAAATTTGGTCTATTTTAGAAGATGCTGATAAAAGAATGATTG